TGTTCTTCTATCTCTTTCATGTTGTAGAAAAACAAATCATAAGTTAATCGTGCATCCATCTCCGCGTACTTGCCTACAAACATAGACGGTACCTTATACATTTCTGATTTTGGATTAATGCCTTTTGACTTTGCAAACTCTATTAACACTTCTTCGTTCTTTGTTTGTCCAAGTTTTTCCTTAGCTAAGCTATTCAAAGTATAAGAGAACCTGTTTTCGTCAATCAAAGCGCTTGAAATCATTGTGTCATGTATAGTACCATTAACGGTTATACCCATTGATCTTAGCCAACCAACATCATACGAAGCATTGTGAAATACCTTGGCCATAGAACAAGCCAATGTTTTTTTAATCCATGCTACTACTTTATCTTTATCAAGATTACCTTCTGAGTGTGCAATCGGATAGTAACCTTGCCAATCTTTAGTAGCTAAAGCAAAACCAGTAACATAGCCTTTACCAGTAGCCCACCCTGAACCGTGAGTCGTTAAATTTATATCGCAAGTCTCTAAGTCGACAGCTAAATATTCTTCGTTCGATAGATCCGGAAAGTATTCTTCCGGCACCCACTCCGTCCACAACGGTTGACTAATTACGCTCACACAAAAACTCCTTTAATTTATTTAGAAACCAAATTGCTTTGTCGAGGTCTTCGATCTGTTTGCCCTTGTGCTCGTAACGCCATAAATATTTCATGGCACTGCCTTGCAAATAATATTTAAACCCAGAACCTAAACAAGATTTAATAGCGTCAATACATTGTACTTCGCCTTGATTATAATGTTCCGGATAGTTAACGTTGTCGAAATCCATCTATGCTACTTTTTTGCTTTCGTTATGTAATTTGAAAATCATATCAAAATTAAATCGATATGGCAAACTCCTACACATATAAACATACATATTTTTCTTAGATCGAGTACACGCAACATAGAACATTCTTACAATAGCATCACGTTCATTGTGTGCTTGACTCATATACTTTTTGTGAAAAGGCATTTCCATATTACCTACAACTACAGTGTTAACGTCTTCGCCGCCTTTCATTCCATGAATAGTGGATAGTTCTATTTTTGGATACTTAGAAAATATATCTACTTTGTTGTCTACGCAGTCTATAATATACTTACGCTTACGTTGCCACTCTGGATTCTTTATGTCACCAAAATGTCGCTTCCAATCTATTTCGAAATCAAAGTCAAAGAGTTCTTCTAGCGCCGTTCCATTATACAATTGATCAGGATCTAATTCTTCCCATTGTTTAGGTTTAAAGTTAGGCGGCTTAACTAAAGTTCTATAGTTTAACAAATCAGACTTAGATACATATTTATTTTTCTGCAAATCAAAATAACATTTCAGTGCAGATAGTATCTTTGCTCCCACTGGATAGTGTACATAACCACGTGCAGTTATTTGTTTGAACCATACTCGACGTTTAAGTAAAAGTTCTTTTATTTCTTCCATGATTCTTGCACCAGTAACCATGATAGTCCAAGACTCATTGTTATCTAATGGTATAGTAACAAACTGATCGGTATAAAATACTTGACCCTGTTCTTCTCGCGCTGATACATATTGTTTGTCCTCACGTTCTTTAATGCGTTGACTAATTATGTTAGCAAAGTTTATGTGCTCTTGTGTAAGTCGGTGAGATTTTTCTAGATGCGTTGCATCACACACATTCTTATAGGCATTTAAAAAATATTTTACTTCACCACCATTCCAATCAAAGATCGCTTGGTCGTCATCACCAGCGAGATATAAGTAGTCAACTGATCCCTTGTCCGTGAGCCGTTTGATTACTTCCCATTGACACCATGCCGAGTCTTGTGCCTCATCGAGAAAGACTGCTTTGTAGTTTTGAAATCTATTTGCTTTCAAAGCAAACAATATTTGATCCGTAAAGTCATGTAACTGATTGTTTTCTTTGTATTTTTCCCAACTTTCAACGTAGTATTCGACGTGTTTCCATTTATAATTACGCTCGTTCAATCGCATAAAAGACTCGGTCAAAGAAAGATTTGCTACGCGTTTTAAATTATAAACTTGAATAATAAAATTATTATCTAAGTCAGAACCATATTCTCTTTTTACATCACCACGTTCTTTTGCCGCCCAATACTCAAAGTCACTGACACCAATTAATTTACTGCCCTCACCTTTTATGTATCTGTTGCATAGTCCGTGGATCGTGGCAAATGATTCGTAGCCTTCGGTTTTTTTAGTAACACCTAATCTACCGCGTACTTCATCAATACCTTTGTTAGTAAAAGTTATGTAACAAATGTCACGTGGATGAATATTTAATTTGTCGCGTAGATGTAGTACTTTGCTAATTAAATAATTAGTCTTGCCAGTTCCCGGTGGGCCAAATATTTTCTTAGCTTCAATCAAAATGCTTCTCCTTTAATTATTTCTTTCGGTTCTATTTCTTGTCGGTTCAAATCTAACAAGTCTGGATTGATTGACCACACGTGCACCGTAGCACCGTTAATATTAATTTTTGTAGTCTCTGCTTCAAGTCCCGGATTAGTTATAGACTCTCCTTTTGCTCCAGTGGCTTTACCTTTTAAAAAATCATTTAAGATGTGTGCGTCTTTTTGGGTATCACGAATACATTTAGTAGAAACTAATGCTGAACGTAAATTATCATATTTAAAATAAATTCTTTTTTTCTTAGTATCGTGAAAGGAATTTCCTGTTAAAATACTTTCTTTGTCATCGCCGTGTCCAGTACCAAGTAACCAGTCAACAATGCCAGCACGAGTCCTATCGTTTCTTGTGATGCCTTCAGGTAACTGAACATACTCTAAACGTTCGCGTAAGTGACCATTCAAGATATTATCAAAATCTTCGTTGGCCATCCTTGGTGGTTTAAAGTCTAAGTGTTCACACACCAAATCACGCCAAAGTTTTTGGTCACTAATTTGTTTTATGTCTGCGCGCATAACATAACCGGATTCAAAAGTTATGTAATAAATAATAGGATCATCCAATACTTTGTGTATTTGAGTTATTTGAAAACCACTGTTATCAAAGTCTCCAGACCGTGTAACACCAAACTTTCTGTTAACGCACACAGAACGATTGCAGTAACTTTTTAATGGTTCTTGCTTACAAAGATAATGATACCCAGTATTGTTTTCGTCATCTAAGTGTTCGCCCGGTTCAGTCACAGTGTTAGTATCGGCTTCAGCATGTGACATCACGGAAGCATAGGTTCTTGACACCTCAGTCATACTTAAAGGGTTCTTAATATATTTTTCGTTAGCTTTTTTTAATAGTTCAAACCAATCTTCACCACTTTCCTCGTGCATCTTTCGATACATCACAGCAATATTAAATAGATAATTGTTACGTCCGCCTTCGTCACAGCCACGTAAAGCAATACAATTATTGCAGGGTGGACCATCGGGAAAAATAATATCTGTCTTTACTTCTAATTTATCTAAGGACTCTATTACTGTATTTTCATAGAGAGCATAGAACTCAGTTAAAGATAAGTTTCTAGTTTGATTGTTTTCGATCACCATTGCATAGCGGTCAGTTTTGTCAGAATTAAAGTAAGGAGTGTTGACATAGTTTCCAAAAAACCCTTGTGGCAACTCATTTTGTTTTGGAAAAACTTCAGAGCCTTGAAAGCCTAACAGCGCAGAGGCCTCTTCTAATTTCTTTCTCAGTAGCTTTGCTTTGACCGGAGTCTTAAAAAACGCATAGACATGTGCTCCACCACTCTTAGATTTAATAACAATAAAAGGTAGTTTAGCTTTTTCTATACTCGATAGTAATTGCTTATGATCAAAGCCTTCATAAGAGTCGATATCAATACAACCCCAATAGCATTCATGTTGTTTGTTAATTGGAATGACGCCAATACTTTGCGTACCATTAAGATGATTAACCCACAAAGTTTCGTGTTCCGATAGTTGTTCGCCTTCTTTTAAGGCTAAAGTACGGCAAGTGCCTTTGACCTTACCTCGATGATCCTTTTCTCCAGAATCAATGTAAGTGCCGTATGCTTCTTCGTTGCCTTTAAATATTTTACTTATTAGAGGAATGCTCATTGTTCACCATAAAAAAAGGGGAGGCTATTAACCTCCCCTATTAATTAAAACGCGTCTTTGCGTTCTGCTTGTACGTCTTCTTCGTGCTTAACTTCAACAGTCTTATTGTTGACGCCTTGCGCAAAGTTTTTAGCCGTATCATACAGTCCTTGATCCGTAACCGGACCAACCTTAAAGACGTCCCAGCCGAACCAAGTTCCCTTTTGGTTGCTCTGCGGCATAGTTTTCATTCTATAAGTTGTACTGTAAGCAGGTGGTGTAAACGGTTTCCCGTCTTTCCCTTGCATTTTATTAGACAGCATCATTGAGTTCCACTTACGAGAAATTTTTCGTCCTGTGGATTTCATTGTGATAAGTGCCTGTTCATAGTTACCATCAGCATCTACAACAAGTACAAAGTGATTGGCGGTCTCTTCAACAACATTACCACTTGGCAATCTGTTGGTGTTACCATCTCTAGGCGCTGTGCTTATATCAAACTCAGAACCATGAATAGCAACAGGAGCGCCAGTACCAGTACCGCGTTCTGCCCATTCTATGAACTCTCTTTTATAAAAACAAGGAATCACATCTATTCCTTCTTCTCCGTCATAGAGTTTACCAGTAACACTGTTTATAATGTTGCCGGGTTCAGCACCCTCAACAAACTTGTTACTAGTTTTATTACACTCGTTTGACATCTGACTTAACACTTTTAAAAATGGTAGTGCCATGTCTTCAGTCGATACTATATTTTCTAGTCCGCTCATTGAACTAGCATCTTCTAGTATTGTATCGAGTGCTACGTTTGATGTTGCTGTTGCAACCTCAGTTTTCTTTTTCGTTTTCGTTGTCATTATTATTTCCTTTTAACTTTTGCTTGTCTACCCACAAACGTTTTAAATAGCTCTTCAGGTGGTAGAGCCGCACCTTTTTGGTGCAGTTCCTTAAGAGTTGCTTTTAAGGTAGCCGAGGCGACAGACAATGCCTGTTCGACCTCGTACCCATTTGCGGTGGCTAACTTGGAAAATTCCACAGCCTTCCCGTCTTCGTTACGACCAAACCTAGCTGAGATCTCGTTTTTAATGAGGTCACCTAAATTATTGTCACGAAGCCATTGATACGCCTCAGCCCTTTTATCAAGGTCTTTAGGAGGCGGTATCGATATACCATAAAAATTCTCTACGGTAATAGAACTACCGTCATTTAATTTTAGTTGTGATAAATTTTTGTCAGCCATCCACTCTGGAATCTGTACTCGTTTTATGTCTAAAACTTTTTCTTGTTGATCTAGCAAAAGTTTCTTTGTAACTTCAACTTCCGCTTCTGCGTCTACAAGATCTTGGCATAACGCACCTAATGTTTGCGCGTCATCGTTTTCTACTGACTCTACTGAGCTAGTTTCAAAATTGTTCTTCTCCATATTTCTCTTCTTTCTGATATAAGTTAACACTTAAAGGATAGTACTTACTTGATTCTCGATCCCATTTCAACATTTTAAATTTCCCATGGTTAATATCTGCAACTACAGCACTAGTAGAAGCAATGATAGCAGGATCACCCACAAGAAGTAAATAATCTTCGTCGTCAAAATCTTTAAGTTTCTTTCTAAGTTCATTTATTAATGCTCCAGTACTATAGACCAATTGTGCTCGCTCTGTAAATAAAAATTTTACATCACCAAAAGGTAATGCTTTCATTACATCCATTTTCGGCACGCCTCTAGCAGTTCCGGGAGGTTCTTGTACACAATATACGGTCATATATTCTTTCTTGACTATTCAATTAATTTTCTTATTATAAGGTTTTTAGAAAGAAAGACAATAGAAAGAAAGATATAGGTATGAATTATAAATTTAAGACTAAGCCATATAAACATCAACTCAAAGCATTAGAAAAGAGTTGGGATAAAAAAAACTTTGCTCTGTTTTGCGAAATGGGAACAGGTAAATCTAAAATATTACTAGATAATATTTCAATGTTATATGATCAAGGTAAGATTAAAGCGGCCATTATAGTAGCACCAAAAGGTGTGTACAAGAACTGGGTAGAACAAGAAATACCAAAACATATTCCAGACCACATTGATTGTAGAACTTTTTATTGGGTAGCCCCAAGTCAAAGATCCAAGCAAGACAAAGAGATGTTAGAACAGATGTATGCCGAGACAAGAAACCCTTGCCTGACGTTCTTTGTTATGAACGTAGAGGCCTTCTCTACTAAGCCGGGCAAAGATGCCGCAGAGAGATTTATGTGGGCATATAAAACTTTAATGGCTATAGACGAAAGCACCTCCATTAAAACACCTAGTGCCGCCCGTACAAGAAATATTTTATCTGCAGGCATGAGTGCTCCTTACAAAAGAATTATGACGGGAAGTCCAGTAACTAAAAGTCCTTTAGATCTATTTTCACAGTGCGATTTTTTAGATTCAGAGCTCCTTGGCCATGATTCGTTTTACTCGTTTCGAGCACGATATGCTAATATGCAGACTATCAATTTAAATGGTCGCTCAGTAAATATAGTTCGACCATACAATAGTTACCGTAATCTTGGTGAGCTATCAGACATCGTTACACAGTTTTCTTACCGCATACTTAAAGAAGATTGTTTAGATTTACCTCCAAAAGTATATCAACGTCGAGTAATTCAAATGACGCCCGAACAAAGACGCGCGTATGATTCTATGAAGTCCATAGCTTTAGCTGAACTTGACAACAAAGTATGTTCTACCATGAACGTCTTGACACAAATGTTGCGTCTACATCAGATAACGTGTGGTCATTTTAAAGCTGACGATGGCACTGTTACTGCACTAAAGAACAATCGTTTGGCTGAATTGTTAGATGTACTAGATGAATGCGAAGGTAAGGTCATTATATGGTCTAATTACGTAGCTGACATCGAATTAATAGCCAAAGAACTAGGTAAAAAATACGGCAAAAGTTCATTCTGTACCTATTACGGCGGCACTAAACAAGCACAGAGACAGAAAAACATTGAGAACTTTCAAGACAAAGACTCTGAAGTCAGATTCTTCATAGGTAATGCACAAACAGGAGGCTACGGCATAACTTTGACAGCCGCGACCACTGTGGTATATTATTCGAACAGTTATGATTTGGAAAAAAGGCTACAATCAGAAGACAGAGCACATAGAATAGGACAGACTAATAAGGTTAATTATGTGGATATTATTTGTGATAAAACTGTCGATGAAAAAATTGTTACAGCCCTACGCCAGAAAATAAATATAGCGAATGAAATACTGGGTGAAGAATTAAGAGAGTGGTTATAGGTAAGCAACAAAAAGGTATCCGCAACGAGTTGCTCGCAGCTATAAAATTTCTAGACCAACCATACAATCATGTGTATTACGACCTCGGTGGTAAAGGCCCCTGTGATCTAGTGGTCATTAACTCCGCAGATGGCACAGTAGATTTATATGATGTAAAGACGCATAGCGAACGTATGCTCAAAGGTAAAATGCGTAGAATTAATCGAACTAAAAATAAATCGGCTAAGAACTTAGATGTTAAAATATTGTATGTTAAACAAGTTTCTGAAATACCCATACAATGCTCAATAGAATAGAGATTGCAGCAAACGACGCTGACGCCCCCATAAACCATGTCATCATCTGACGTAATTCAAATGTGTGTTTGTTAATTTTTTCTTGTTGTCTTTGTAACGCATCTAATTTTTCATCTAACACTTCGTGTCTGATTTGACATTCAGCTAAATGTGTTTCTAGGGCTATTCGGGTGTCTTCGCTCATACTTTATGTTACCTTTATGCCTTTAAGGATTCCGTCATCATCATCAAGAAGACGTTGTCTAAGAGTATTTTGAGGAGGAGTTGTTCCAGCAACTGGCTGCCTTGTTGCAACAGAATTAATTGGTAAATTATTTACCGTTGTTCCTTGCCCCTGTCTAGAAACTACTTCTCTTTCTTTTCTTTTAACTTTAATGTTTTTACGTACATCATCGATGGACTGTAATAGTTCCATATTACGGTACTCACTTTCAATTGTTATTAGATCTCTAAAATTAAATAATGTTACAAGAGGTATTCCTCTTTCTCTAGCAATTTTTTTTAATCTTTGATCTTTAAAAAACGTTCTCCATTTTGGAGGTTGAAACGTTCCTCGCTGTAAAGTATAACGAATTTCTTTTTTAACTTTTCGTTCCTTAAATAATTTATTTATGTGTCTTTTTTCTATACCTAAAATTTCAGCATCGTTAAGATTTTTTTTAATCTTATTATAAGATCGGAAAGAATCTTCTACGTATTCTTTGTAAGCAGAAGTAACAGTGTTGGAGTTTACATTCGCTGCAAAAATTTGTTTACCCGCTCTAGATTTATGGGTACGTACTTCATTTAAATAAGCAGACAAAGTAAAGTTTAAGTTATTGCCAATGTCTGATTCATAGACACGTACTCCAGACATTAAAGCTATTAATTCGTCGGGCAAATCATATTGTTTACCATAAGGAGTAGTTTCTTCGGCTAAAGCTGAAGCCACGTTTCCTGCTTGAGTAAAAACTCCCGGACTAACACCTTTTAATATATGACTAAGACCGTACACTAATTTGTCACCAAAATTATCTACATTGGCGTCCCATATTCTTCTGCCGGTTTTAGTATTGCCTCTATAAATATCTAAGATTTTTTCCGAAAGAATAGCTTCATCTATAAAAGGAGAAAACATAGCTCCAAGTCCTTTTGTGGTAGCGTTCCACATGCGGTCTTCAAAATCTTTACCTTGTTTTCCTTGAGCATTAAATTCTCCAAAAAAATTATAAAAAGGTTTACGTATGTAGTCATATGGATTTTGATAAGCGTAGTTAATGTATTTATATTTAACGTTGCCCTGCTTGTCTTTTTCTTTACCTAACATAATTAAATCACTATATTGATTCCACTCGGCAACTTGAGATTCTTGTAGCGCCGCGTATTGTTCTTCACTCATGCCTAACATTTTCATTGAGTATGTAGCCAAAAGTGGTCCAGTAGAAAAACCTGCCATTTGACCAATTAATCTTCTTGAACCCATTTGCCTAAAGACTGCGTCCATTGCCGCATCACCTGTACTTATAGCTAGTTCACGAGCAGTCAACGTCATTAAGTTTCCTGAAGTCCGCATCATTTCTGCAGGGAAAGATATAAAATTACCAAAAGGTAAACGTCTTAGTTCTCTAACTGCTTGAGAAACGTATGAATAGTTTGGGTAAGTATTTTTTACATATTCTGCAGAAAATTCTTCCATGAGTTCTTTTCTAGTTTTATATATCCCTTTAGCTGTATCTTCTTTTAATAGGCCACGTTCAACCCCTTCTTTAAATATGTTAGGTCGACGTTTAAATAATTGAAGATGAGCTGTTTCTATTAACTTAGCTATGTTTTCTTGTGTGTACTTTGCTCCAGTAGCAACGTTTATACTATTAATGTCTGGAATAGCTTCATTCAATTGAGACATAGTAAACCTGTAACCATAATCTTTCCAAAAATCATCGCCTTTGGAATAAAATTGATTAGCTCTTTTGTATCCGGCTCTAGCTAATTCACCTATGCTTTCCGCATTGCCTCTCACGTTTTTAAATTTAGGGTTATTATAAATAGCATTAAAGAGGCCGTCAGTAGTGTCATAGCTGCTTCCTTTTCGAGCAACGTCCTTAATAATATCATCTATTTCCCCTTGAATTACACTGCCTGAAGTAACTCCTAATTCAAGTTTTCTTTTTGCTTCCTGTGCTAATTTTTGTAAGCCATCTTTACCTACTACTCCATTAGGAAATAATTCATCTACGTGAGTTTTTAAAACATCAGCAATTGAAAAATTACTTTTAATTCCAAAAGGATTACCAAAATGCCCATTATGTAAAGCAAAAAAAGCGGCAGAAGTAAAGTTACGTATTTGAGTAACAGGACTAAGTATGGTTTTTCCAATCTGAGTGCCAGCTTTGGCTTTTAAGAAACTTTTGTAAAAAGGAGCATTTAACAATCCGTCAGTGATATTGCTCATTCCCATTAAAGATTCACTCATTTGTGGTGTAAGATATATGTCCTGTCCGCCTTTTTGAGAAGTTATTCCATCAAAAATTCCATAAACATCGTCGTCTACTTTTTTTGATCCCCCTAATTTAGCAGGGTTAAAATTAACAGGAGTTTGTACTTTATCTAAAGGTATGTTGTACTCATCAGCAATTTGTCTTCTAACATTTTCAACTTTTTGACTTTGTATCATTGAAGGATCAAGTCCTTCTTTCATAAGATCGTCAGTAGATTTTGTCGGCTCAAACATAAATTTTTCCATTCTTCCTTTTTCTACTACGCCTAATTGTTTATTGTAATTCTGTAAACTATTTATGTAACGTTTTTGACCAAGTTGCGACGCTACAGCCATATATTTATTTTCAAAACCTTTTAAAGGATTAAATTCGTAACCCAAAAGATTTCTTAATTTTAAAGCGTACTTACCTTCACCAAAACCCCTTGCGTATATCATGTCTTTAGAAATAGTACTGTAATATTTTGAAAGGCCTTCTGAACCTCCGGGAATATCTTTCATGTTTCTTAGTGTATGAAAAAAAGAACCTTCACTGCCTTGAGCTTCAGCCAGCCTTACTAACTTATCTATTTGAGAGTCCGCTTCAATTTTTAATACTGCATCATCATTAATTCCTTCTTTTATTACTTTCCCAGTTTTGTTTCTTTGATCTATTAAAACATCAAGAGCTTCTTTTTTTGCAGCAGAAAGTTTTTTGCCAAAATCTTTGCCTTCAAATCTAAAAGTTACGTTTTTATCAAACGCTCTAAAATAACTTTCTGTGTCTCTAGCTAACAAATTATTAACAATGTCTTTTACTTCTGCTTTTGCTTTTTCTTTTGCCGCACCTTTTAACTGTGCTGGTCTAAACGCAGCTAACACCGCTCTAACAGTTTTTGAACGCATCACATCTAAATTTTTTACCGCATTAACTAGATTGTCTAATTCTTCTCCTCTTAATCCTTTGTCAAAATATATTTTTCTAAAAGAATTTAAATTAAGTGCACCGTCTTGTGCAGAATCTTTACTTAACACTCGGTTAACATCAGCTAAAATAGATTCGTCTCTAGTTAAATTTTTGCCGTTCCTTTGTCCGGCCGCTTTAATTTTTTGAGACACAAGTTTTACTTGTTTAGTAAGTTCTGGAATGTAGAAATTTAAGTCACTTCTTACTGCTTTCATAGCATCGTCTACGCTACCCACTCTAGCTCTAGCTTCTCTGGACATTGTTCCTTCAGGAGTAATGTACTTACCTAGCACCGCACGAATTTTGTTGCCTACATTAATAGCTTCTTTTTGCATAAATCTCATTTGTCTTAAAGACAACGGTGCAATTTTTTGTTTTGCATCCTTAATGGATTTCAATACTTTGCCAACTGTAGTTCCAGTGCCTTGCCTAGCAATTAAATTTTGAAGCGGGTTAATAATTGTAGGAGACAGAGCTCTGCCTGTAAGCGAAGCCCCTTTGGCTCCAAGTTTAAAAGTACCTTTGATCGCGGGACCTGCTGCGGTGCTAATAAGACCACCTAATACTCCGCCTTCTATTCCAGTTAAAAGCTTCTGTTTTAAAACTTCTGAAGCCTTTTGACGCCCTTCTTTACCTTCTACTGCAGAGTCGTAGTCTTTATATAAACCGAAGGCTTCGCCTAAAGTAGCATCTCGCGCTGATCCAGTAATTGAATCCGCTACAATCGCTGGAGCACCGTAGTACCCCATTTTTCCTGCTATCCTTGATGCTGCTCCAACTTTGGTTGCGCTACCTAAATCGCGCATTTTTTTCATAGCGCCTAGTTTACTACCAATTTTTAAAGCGCCAGTGTAAGGCACACCATATTGAAGAGCGATTTCAACAAATTTACCAACACCGTCAGTAACATTAATTTTCCAGTAATTTTCTTCTAGCGCAGTAACAAGATCCGTGTCTGCAGCGTAGTCAATAAAACCTGCACCAAGTTCAGCAATACCTTCAACAATTTTTAAACCACCAGAAGCAGCACCTAAACCAACTTTTTCAAAAACATTAAATTCTGGGCCTTGAGTACCTTCTTCAGTACCAAATATATAGTTTCGTTTCTTTACCATTAGATTGCTCCATCGTCTATGGCCTCTTCTTCAGCAAGTGGCACGGTTATTTGAACATTGTATTTTTGTTCAAACATTTCAAGATCTGCTGCTGTTTGAGCTTCCGCTAAATCCATTAATGCCTCTGGATTTTTAGACAATAACATTACGATGTCATCACTAATGTAATCCGGTAGTTGCATTCTTAATTCTTCAAAAGACATTGGTTGAACTTCTTCTGGTACTGCTTGTGTTTCTCCTACAGTTGGTGCAGCTAAAGGTTGTTGTGACATAGATGCTTCCATCAATGGATCACCACCTTGTTGTAGCCCAACTCGTCCACCGTTAGCTTCCGGAACTCTGTTACCGATAGTTTGGTCAGTAATATTTGAACCTAGACTGCTTCCCGTTATTTGTTGAAATGCGTCTGCAAAACTCAACGCCTTACCAGCCGCAGCACTATCAGCCATTAATGCTTGAATTGCTACAGTAACTTCTTCGTTGCCTAGTAATGCTTCAACTCTACCAGTGTCTTGTCCCGTTTTACCAGTAAATAAATCTCTTACTTCTCCGGCAGTACTACCTTGGGATTTTAAATACTCAGCAAGCTGTGCTTCTCTGGAGTCCGATGGCCCTAGGTCTTTACCTAGTAAGTCTGCTCCACGACTGTACATGTCATCTGCTTGTGCTGTTTCAGCAGCACGTAGTTTTGCCATAGGATCTTGGAACGCTTTAAAGACTGCGTTCATAGTGCTTTCACCTTCTTGTATAGGATCCGCAGCACCAAAATTAATAAAACCAGACTGCACTGCTTCACGTTTTCTTTTTTCACTTACACCAGAGTCTTCTTCTAATTTTTTTAAATAATCTGTATATTTTTCACTAAATTCATCCCCCGCTATATCTAAACCACCTAGACCTTGTTTTTTCTCTGCATTATCAAGAGCCAGTTTTTCGTTTAAAGTTCCTTGTGTAAGTTTTTCTTCTGCAAGAAGATTCTCTTTAGCAACTACTTCTGGTAATTTATTTAAAATATCTGGGTACTGCCCTTGCAATTCTATCATTTGCTCCTCTAATCCACTGGTAGCGCTAGATACAAAACCATCTAATCGCGCTGGATTAAAATTATTAGCTCTAGATAAAGTTGTTTCTATGCCTCTTACCGTGTTGTTAATAGTCATGTCGCCACCAAACTCTTCAAATAAACGATCAGTGCTTACGTTATATTCACTGCTAAGTTCTCTAATAATTTGATCATTCATAGCTTCAGCAATAGTTTCTCTTTGAGTGTCTTCCATACCAATAAATACTTCTCTTGACATACCTTGCTCTCTTAGAAGATTTACTAATTTTACATAGTACGCTTTACCCATGGGGCTAAGAGCATTAATTTGTCCGGGACTAGAAATTTCTCCTGAGCCTTCTCTGCCATCAAATAATTTATCTTTAGAACTAATAGCTACACTTTGTGCTACGTTCTTATCTAAAGAAGTTCCACCTTCTTTAAAATTAACTCGACCACCGACAGCGAACCCTTGTCTTGTGTCCGTCAACCCAGAAGTTATGCCAGAACCGTAGTGCTTAAACGGCGTATGAGTAAATAGTTTTCTATTAAATACAGTCATATTATTGACCAAATAATCCGGTACCTGCTCCGAAACCAGCGATACCCATTTGCATTGGATTAGGCATTTGCATTCTAGAGAATTGTGGGGCACCCGTTACAAATGAAGATAGGAATTGCGCTTGATCCATAGGAGTTTGATAATCTAGTTTTGCTCGATCCATACCTGTTTGACGGTTGGCACCACCATAATTAAATAACGCATTTACGTCACCTAGTCTTTGTTGTTGAAATTGACTCCCAAGATTCATAAAATTACCAGCAGCAGTATTCGCTTGCCCTTGTGCTTGATTAAATCCTTGATTGTAAAGATCACCAATTGTACTGCTCATGGTATTCGCTTGTTCCCCTTGTAACGCAGCATCGTAAACTGCATTTCTAGTTCCCGATCCAGCGAATGCACCAGAACCAATGGCTCTTTCGTTAGCCTGTGCTTGCTGCAAACCGAATTGTTTGTTTAAATCACGAGTGGTATTGTCCACTACATTTTGAGTATAAGGATTCATAAATGCTGATGCACCTTGTGGTCCAGCATACTGAGTGGCTTTATCTAGATAAGGTTGATAAGCACCTAAGCCTCCTTGTAAAATACCACCAGCTTGCGTCTGTAATGGATCTAAGCCGGGAGCCATAGCACTAGTGTTAACAGGTCTACTGGCTATATTAGATGTTTGACCATACGCTTTCTTAAGCGCGTCCTGCATAAAAGTTGGCATCTTTGCAAAAGCTGCATTTTCCATATTAAACTCTACTTCCTTGTTCTAGTTTGTTCATCATACTATACATTTTCTTTGCTCCTTTGTTAACGTTTCCGTCACCATATTCTCGGACCGCATCAGCGGTAAATACAAACTCGTTTTTAGATAACCGTGCGGGGATATCATCAGCTTTTTCTTCAGCGCCAATTGGAATAAATCCACCCGGTCGCATATCTAATTCGTGGCCACCTAGATCAGCTAGACCGCCTTTGTTGTACATCATGCCACCATCAGCTTTGCCTTGGCTGTCATGGTACTGTTTAAATTCCATATGTCGAGGATGCATTGCAGCTATTTCAGGGTTCTGGCTAAACATATTTTTCCAACCAGCATACTCAGGGTCATTGCTAACTCCAGATTGATCGGTCACAGCATCTTTGTTGCCACCAAATAGTCCACCTAAGAACGCATTCACTCTACCACCATCAGCGTAACTGCTGTCTCTTTCTTTCATTTTATCTACTTCATCTCTTGCAAGTAACCTAGCTACATTTAAAGACATACCTTCTGATAAATTTTGTTCTGTAAGAATGTCTTCAAGATCAGAACCGTTAGAATAACCTGTGCGACCGCCATCAGCGTAAGTTGAAATAGTACCAGAGTCTTGCGCCATAAATGGATCAAAATTACTAGTAGGTCCCATAATACCTTCTTGAGCGGTCATCTGTCTTGTTGGTTCGTTTAAAGTTTCTTCAGTAAAACCCATTGGCCGTGGCACGTTGCCATTTCTATCGTCGGCTCTGCCACCTTCAGCATAAACTGGGGCTAAAGCGTATGTTTGCGCAAGTTCATCTAAAGTTTTATTTTCTCCAGAAGCTGCGGCCAATTTTTTAGCTTCATCTAAATCTTTTTTCTCCGATAAGTATGAACCACCACCTATTAATCCACGCATTAATAGATCATTAATGTTCATGCCACCTCCTCCGGCTTCACCTTCTTTTTTGCCACCAAAGATAGTGCTTTGCCCACTTAAGAAATCACTTAAATTATCTTTTAATAAACTTCCAATGCCACCTGATTCACTAGCGCCACCACCAATTCGAGCAGCTTGAAAGACTTGTGGCTGTCCCCCTTTAGAGTATGTTCCGGTTAATGGATTTTTATTTATAGCATCTTTTGGAAAACTAAATTCTCCTAATTCAGCCGCGGCCCCACTTTTACCACTTAAAAATTTACCTATGCCGGTTTCACTGCCTAACGGCGAACTAAAACTTCCTTTAAGATTTTGAAAACCACTAGCGGTGAAAGGATTACCGCCTCTAAACGTGCCGCCTGCAGTAAATGGATTGCCTTGAAGACCTGCGCCACCTAAATAACGCGCACCTTGACCACCGATATACGTACCGGCGCCAGATTTTAACGAACTACCAATACGACCAGTTTGATCAAAACTACCGATACCCGCCATAGCTGCAGCAATTGCTGGATTGAATGGAGCAACAAACGGTGCTGCTTTGACGGCTATTTCAGCCGCTTCATTCGGAATAATTTTTCTTACTAATTTCTTTAATTTACTACCAATACCCATAAATATTTAATCCTTAACTCGCTGCGTATAGTGGCATATACATTACGGTAGTGCCCACTAATACTTTAACATATTTTGTTATTGAACCTACAGACCCTGTTTCTATACTATTACCAGCGCCGTCACCTTCAGTAGCAAGGAACGTAAAAACTGGAGCATCAACATCATCTTGATCCAATGTAAGGCAGGGTTTGCCAGCAGTCCCTGAGTATTGCAGTGTGGCATTTGTTCCAGTAGCGTTAACTGCTAATGTAGTTAACGTACCTACACTAGTTATAGCAGTTTGCGCTGCGGTGGTCAATGTAAGATCTGAGACATACGTTTTAATTCTTGAGGCCGCAGTTTTACGATTAGTGCCGTCAGCACCGTCATCAACTGCAAACAAGTCTGCATCTACTAAATTAGCTCCTATATCGGTACCACCATCAATATCTAATGCTGCTAGACCTATTTTGTTAGCAGTAGTAATAGTGTCTAATTTACTGTCAGCAATAGCTGCACCTGAAGCAACACTTGCGTTAACCACAGCATTACTAGCTAATTGATCAGCACCTACTGCATCATCGGCTATTTTAGCTTGAGTCACATTATCGTCTACAATAGAAGCAGTTACCACAGCATCACTAGCTAATTGATCAGCGCCTACCGCATCATCGGCTATTTTAGCTTGAGTCACATTATCGTCTGCAATCATAGTGCTAGCAATAGCTCCTGAACCAATAACAAAATCTAAAGTGTTATCACTGTCGTCATAAGTAACCGTTATCCCTGTTTCAGTGTTCGAGGTTACCATAGCGCCAACTGTATCGGAAATAGTCTCAGCTATAGTGACACCAGCAATAGTTAAAGCATCAGTTTCCAAAGTACCATCCACATCAACATCACCTGATATATCTAAACTTGCTGCTGCTACTTCACCAGCGAAAGCTGCAGCACCTGCCGCAGTTAATTTAAAGTCACTAGTGTCAGCTAAAGAAGTAGACGAATGTATTTTAAAAGTGTCTGAATCAGAATCATCGATACCCACTACAAAACTGGTAGTGCCACCTTGTTGGAATTGCAATGCCACATCACCGCTGCCAGCAGCAACGTTTACTTTTAATCCGGCTGACGTAATAATCCCTGAAGTAGTATCATCATCATTATTAATTAAAAACGCATCATCAACATTTAAGGTATTGCTGGATAAGGTAACATTAGTGCCTGCAGACAAAGCAGTTTTAGACATATCGATTGCTGCTGAACCACTTACGTCAGCGTTGACAATAACACCCGAACCAATAGCGGCGGTACCACTAGAGATACTAATGTCACCATTAATACCGCTTTCAATGTAAGTTGCCAGTCTAGCTGCGGTAGTTTTTCTGTTAGTACCACCAGCACCATCATCCACAATAAATAAATCCGCATCAACTATTGCTGCACCAATATCAGTACCACCATCTATGTCTAGTGCCGTTAATGGAAAACCACCAGCAGTTTGTACTAAGGTATTTACTCTAGCTAAAGTAGTTTTTCTGTTTGTGCCACCAGCACCATCGTCTACAATAATTAAATCAGAAGTAGTTAGCGCTGCACCTATGTCAGTACCACCATCTATTTCCAAAGCACTTAACGCCACTTTTCCTGCCGTAGAAAGAGTAGCTAACTTAGAATCAACAATAGCAGCAGAAGAATTAATATCAGCATTAACAATAGAGTCAGACGTAATCGCAGCTAGACCTGCTACACTAAAAGTAACGTCACCAGTAACTGCATCTAGTATCTCGCCGGTAGCAGCTTTTTTAAGTGAAGTGTTAGTAGCATCAAGAAATAAAAAATCATCGTTGGTTAAATCTAATGCGGTAATTTCACTTTGATTAGCAATAATTGAAGCGTTAAGTTCTGTGTTAGTAATAGCCGCTGCTGCTATTTGGGTAGAAGTAATGGACCCAGTACCAATTTCAGCAACAGTTACCTCAAAACCAGTCTTAGTGTCAAGGTCATCAGTAGACACCGCACGATCAACTTCAAGAAAGTTTTGTTCTAATTGACCCGCAAACAAATTAATGTGATTAGCTAGTTCTTTGGTAGTAGGTTCTTTGCTAAAAGATCTAAAACGAGGTAAGGACCGGTATCTTGTGCCTGACATTAGCGTTTTCCATCAGGTTGCATATTTAATCTTACGTCCCCTAAACGCCAATTAGAACTAGTAGCATTACTAGATAATTTCATAGACATTTGCCTACCGCGTGCACGAATATTTTTATGTTCAGTTGAAGTCGTAAAAACTTCAGTGGACTCAGTTACTTGTGAAGAATTTGGATAAAGCCTAAACTTTAATTCCATTGTTATACTACCTACTTGATTATCAAAATCAGGAATAACTCTATCTACAAACATAATATCGTCACCATCTTCAGGTAAATCTAAATCTGCCGTAGTAATACTACAAGCCATGGCTGAGCTTTCATCATCAGTGCCAAACTCATGTTTATAAATATAAGAAGAAGATGTAGCAATTGAACTAGCAATAGGATTGTCGTAAACTCCAGCCGGTGACCAAGCACCTCTGACTAAAGTTCCCACTGACCATGTCTGTTCTTTGTAGTTATAAATTACATAATCAGTAATATCGTCACTAGCATCGTTAGATCCAGTTGGATAAAACCACCACACTTCACTAAATTTAGGATTTAAAGCAGCAAAACATTTCATCTTTTGTTGTATAGTTAAATTATCAAACACGTGCCGTTCTACTGAACAAGGAATTTGTTGTACGCCACCAGCGTAAGTATAAAAACCATCGTTACCCATCCAAAATACATTGCCGTTATATTCGGCCGCTGCTTGGGGACCAACAATACCAGCGTTTTCTGCAATTTGTTGGAATGCAAAAACATCAGGCTGACCAACAAAAGTCATACTAAACACTGACGTATCAGAAAATAATAAAATTAAACCACGCGTACGAATACCTGCAAGCAATAAATTACCCCCAGTAAGTACCTGTGCTCCCGCAAAGTTAGTAGTAGTGGGTACAAAATCATCGATATCTTCTAGATCTGAAAAAGCTACGTTCATGGGGTTGTCTGAAGTACCGTCGTGTGCACCAAACAATACTACTTGTCTTGAAGCTGAGTTTACTACCACGCCGTTAGCGGACACAGGAACACCACTAGTGGTTTCAGCCACTGCGTTAGTGGTAGCGTCTCCTTGAAAGGCACTAGTATCTAATCTATATAAACGTCCACCAATGCCATTAACACCAATTAAATCTTCGCCAAACATATCTAAAGTCCACATAGTAGTGTTAGTAAAAACTCCTGAACTAATAGTGGTGTGTTGATTGCCTGCGGTATAATTAGAAGCGGGTGTTATGTCAAAGTAGCTGCCCGCACCATCATCAAATAAATACAAATGACTATGAGTACCGATACCAATATAACGTTTAGTGTTGTTAGCTCGATAAGGTAACAAACATCTAACTACACCAGAAGTAATTACATCGGTATCTAATTTAGCCCAACCACCAACTTTTTCAGGTCGGCCTTTCATAAAACGTATTTTTTCAGAATCAATATACTTGCCTTCTTGTGAATATACTGTGTCATCTTTAAAAATGCCGGGAGCTATGTTAATTTTAGTTAAAGGCATTTAACTAATCCTTATTAAAGCATTAGTTGCATTCGCTGAAGGTAGAGTAACAGTTAAAGTACCGCCGGTTACTGATTTAATTGAACCAAAATCTATGACTGCTATAGCTTTATCGCTTACAGAGCTGTTGTATAACAGTGCTCCTGCTGCATCACTAATGGTAGCACTAGTAAAAGACACGTCGGCAAAATCTACAAAAGCTGTGGTCCCTGATAAAGAAACTGCAACACTAGTAACTGTTTCGCCTCCGGCCGTGTACCCAGTGCCACTAGCTTCGTTAGTAGTAGAGTAAGCCGTGGTGCTTGCATCCAGCGTAGCGCTTGATGTGAATAAAGCCAGCTTTAAAGTATTGCCGTCAAGATCATGTAGACCTTGTAATAGTTCTTGTTTAAAAGAATTACATACTGCTTGGGTTATTGCCATAAAATTTCCTTATGCCGCGCTAATGTTTGTCCAAGACTCAACGCTGCTGGTTGTAGTAATATTAGTCCAACCAATGCTAGAACGAATCCTAGAAAAGTCTGGGCTACCTGCAATAGATAGTACAGCAAAACCTTGTTCAGCAATAGCAGAAGTTTCAAAAACTCCTTGTAAGTCTCTAGAAAAATCTTCTAGTACATATACTGCATGCCACGCTTCGGTTGCCATTACTCAGCCTTTACTTCAGGCTTGTCACAAGTACAGATCTTTGTTTTTAATTCTTCTATTTCGGCGCTAGCCACCGCAAGTTCTGCTTGTAATTTAACGTTAGTATCCAACGCATTGTTCCGTTGGCCGGTAAGCGCCTTAATTGTTGCGTTTATATATTGTGTTGTTTTTTCGTCCATGGTTCTTCCTTTCGTTATTTAAACTTATCCTTCTAAAGTTGTCACTCTTGCTTGTAAATCTTCTATTTTGGTCATAGCTTCCTGTAATGCTTTAATAGCTTTCATATATAAAATAGAATAGTTAACAGATTTTACTTGTGCAGTAATAGTTTTAACATCACCTATTTCCTTACCTTCAGGAATATCATCACCATCTGCATAAAGTGTACCAAATTCAGAACTTGATAATATATCACTAGGACTTGGGTTACTGTGTCTAATTAATTTTGGACTCACAGCTTCTAGTTCTTGTGCTACAACTCCTATTTGTGTCGAAGCATTATCACCATATTGTCTAATATCATCTTTCTTTTTGTAGTTTCTAACTTTAACTGCTTTGATGTCATTCCATTGAGAATTAGCATCAACAATGTTTTGTTTAATTCTTTCGTCTGAAACTGCACCGTAGGCGTTATCGTGGTTAACTACATCACCGTCTGAAAAAACTTTAAATCTAGTCGCACCAGTATCACTACAATTTAAAAACCAACGAGTATTGTCATCAGGAGCGGCGGCATCAAAACGAACTTCTATTCCGAATGGGTCAGTGTCATCAAGATGTCTACAATATAATACTTGCTGACTACCAGAACTATTAGTAAATTCGTGAAACTGTTGTGAAACTTTATAAGCTCCAGTACTACTAAATTTAGAAAAACCACCACTAGTAATACGTGCTTTTTCACCACCATTAGAATGAAATTCCATACGGTTTTGACTATGATTATAAATTAGTCTTCCTATATCATTAGCACCACTATCAGCAAAATTAATAGAACCATCA